TTAGTTCAAAGGCAAGGGAGAGGAGCGGCGGAGCAACTTCCGGCGGGCTCTTCCTGATGACTTCCTGAAGGAGGTTGAGGTTCTGTTCCCTCACCGTGTCGGTCTTTGGAGCCTCCGTGACAACGATGTCATACTTCCCCTGTGTGATGTTGTTCTTTACGGCGACCATACCATTCGGCATCTGGATGGGCTGATTGAGTACCACGAACCTCTCAGCGCCTGACAATCGGTCAGTGACCCTCAACACCTTCTCTCCCTGCCAGAACCCTTTGATATTAGCTTCAAGCTGCTGACCGAGAAGTTTCAGGGATCTCCTGAGATTCCCGAAGAGCGTGGCGGTCATAGTGCTGGCCTGGTTCATCCTCTTCTGGAGGGCAACCCCGGATGTAACATTGGACTCGTAGCCTAACTGTTCGGCATTTGTCCCAGCCAGTTCTTGGATCTCTCTTTCAGATTCCTGGAGAAGGGCTACCTGAGACGGGGCCAGGGCCTGTTGCTCAATTATCTGAATCCGGTCCAGTTTTCCGGGATCTACCACGATAAACCCGTCAAGGCTATTGGCTTCTTCGTAGAGATGCTGAAGACCCCCGGAATCGCTTGTAACGTCTGATTCAGCCAACACCCGTCTGGACTTCAGGAGGGCCAGTGCCATCGACCTACGCTTATTGACCTCTATATCCATATCCCTGATTTGACGAGGAACGCCATAAGGAAAGCCGTAGCGGTCTGTGTAGCCTACAAAAGGAACGAACGGAAACTCATCGTGGGGGAAGGGGGTAGGGATGTCTTGGAGGAGAAGCTCGCCTAAGAATACAGCGACCCTCATGCGCCTAACTACTGCGCTCACTACCTGCTGGGACGCCTGGACTATCTCAAGCTGGGCGGTGGCCGGCATATCGTCCCGGATCTCAATGGTCCTCCCGTCCGGGAACATTGCAAACCAGGCCTTTTCATACGTGTGATACCACAGCTCAACGGGACGGACCCTCTTCCTATCGGCATCCGCCCAGTCCGACCCCGCCATGGTCCTCTTAATCTCCTCAACGTCTGTTGCCTCATCGTAATAGCCTGCGCCCCATTCCCCGGATTCCTTACCTGTCAATTCATTGAAAACGTCCTGTATACCCCGTGTCTTCTCTGGAAAAAGGGCCTGGAGGTCTGACAGGTCCATCCACCTCTGGTGGAAGACATATCTGCATGACCGCGGAGAGATCCAAGGGGACGCAAAGGGGTCCCAAAAGACTTCCTTCCAGTCTCTTTGGTCTACGGTTATTTGCTCCTCTCTCGGGTCCGCATTAAGCCCGGCAGCCAACCAGCCCACTCCGGGGATAATGGCATCCTTGAACGCCTGGGAGATTAGAAATTGCCCATTCGCCTGGTCCAAGACAAACCGGATAGATTCTGTCATGACCTGGGCAATCTCAGAATCGGCCTGGGTCCGGCCTTTGGCATCTATGTCAATACGGTTGATCTGTTGTGATCCGAGGATTAAGTTGACTACAGGGAAGGTACGGTTGACAACCAGGGGGTCTACTCCGGCGTCTGTGGCCTTCTCCTTTTCCTCATCAGTCCATTGAGCACCGTCATACATTTCGCAGTCCTGCCAGGACTCCGCCCGCCATGTAGATGATGCCCAGTGAGCCTCTGAGACCCAGGACTGGAGCTGTTTGATATCAGGCTTTTTATTTGGGGTGGTTATATTCATTTTTTCTCATCTGGAACGAACAGCCTTCTCACTGCCCATTGCCCCGACTTTTCTCGTTTCCTATTTCCGCGTCTTTGATTTAAGATAAAGCTCACATTATAGGGGCGTAGGCCGTAAAAACCCAGACCCTCTTCCACAAAGTCTCTTTTAGCCTCATTGCTCAAAACCGCCTCCTCGACCTATCCGGGCGAAAGTGGGTCGTCTCAGCCTTAAAATGCCGTGATACAGCCAAGACTTGAAATGCATCAGCTGAGTGAGAAGCCCAGTCGTGCACGGGCTTCAGCCTGAACACTTTATTCCTATCATCGTACTCTTTCCGGTAACTTATAAGAGCTTGAATTCCTAAGTCACAGCGATCTTTATCAAACCAGCAAGACGCTATAACCTGCCGCGCAGCTTCTATAGCATCCTCTTTTCTTGACGGCCTCTCAGCCACATTAAACCGTATCCCCATCTCAAAAGCTATCTCAACCCGGCTCTTACCCGTACCCAACTCCCGGACAGCCAAATCGTGGGGACCTGTATGTTTTCCGTAGGACCATCCGTTCTTTTCTTTCTTCTCCCTTAAAAGGTTAGCATAGAAAGCCAGGCCCTCGCCTGTGTGCTCCTCATAGTCTACAAGATGAATTTCTCTACCAACTGACTGAGCAAACCATATTGCAGTCGCGTCATCCATCCCAAGATCCCAGTATGTATCGACCGGAATACCTGGCACCACTGGAACCCCGCAAATTCTGCCCTGTTCTCTGGCAATCCCCATCTCACGTGCGAAAAACGCCCCTGGAAGAGCGGCATCAAAAGAGCAGAAAAACTCCTGCTGAATCAGATCTTCGCTCATACCAGACTTGCGCTCATCGTCTATATCCTGGGGAGATATAACGCCCGTATCGTCCACCGTAAGAACTTGGGTAAACCACTTGGGGTTGTCCTTCGCCATCCTGTATAGATCATAGAGGTGATTGTGCCCTCTGGGGGTTGAGTTAAAAACGGCCCACCCCCCGTTCTCACGGAGGATAGGCCGGATATAGTCCCATCCGCGGGGGTCCTGGAGAGCAAACTCCGACAGAACACACCCTATTGGGTTTGTCCCCATCAACGCATTATAGTTTTCTGAGCCTATAATCTGAATAATCGACCCATTCTTTAGAGTTATCTTCATTTCCGTTGAGTTTTCTTTCTCTCTCAACGGTTTGGGGATGTGGTCCAAAAATTTGAACCCATCCCGGTCCATACCGTCCCAAAGGATCTTGCGGCCTTGGGTATATGTAGGAAGTAAATAGAAATATGCGCCTTTTCTCTCAAACGCTTTCTTGGCAACAAGATTGATTAGCGTCTTATCTTTCCCGGATCTACGTCAGCGATGCCAAACACAGACGGCCCTGGTCGTTCCGCTATCAAGTGCCTGCAATATCGGCAATTGGTAGTCCCGTGGAACAAATCTATAAGGCAATCTGATGCTCGGCATATTTAGCCCTCCTTCGCTTGCTCTGTGAAATTCACAACCTCCACTTTCAAATCCCCCTCACGATCAATATCTTTCTTATCTCGCCATTTCCCGGGCTGTCTATTTTTCAGCCAGAAAATCATGGCCGTGGGGTCCGGGGGGTAATGCTTTGTCGTCTCAGCCCTGATCACCATGCCTTGGTGATTAAAAATCTTCTCCTCGGGGTGGCTGTAACCAATTGCTCTTTCGTATAAAGACCGCTCAACCTGACTGTCCCGATAGTCCTTGCCTTCCTTTATGGCGGCTGAAAACTTTGGGTGTTTTTGGCGCCATAGCTTGATCGTTGCCGTAGTGACATCAAACAAATCGGCGAGGTCTTCGTTTGTGAACGCAAACCTCTCACAAAACAACCTCGCCTTCTTGGCGTACTCAGTTTTGTACTTTGTCGGCCTTCCTCCAGCCCCCATTCAAACCTCATTCCCGACGCCGGGACCTTCGCTTTTATTATTTCGCGCCCCTACCTTCGGGCCTCTGGTGTAGTGGTCCCGGCTCCCGGGGTTTCTACTTGTGTCAGGATTGACACATATTACCCTATATCATAAATCCATAAAGAAGTCAAGAAAAAAATCAACATCTTGCAGCGGAGGCCATAAAGCCACAATATATTGGGTCGAAAAATTTTTCCAGAAATCTAAAAAAAACACTTGACAAACTACGTGGGATGCGTATAATAAAACTAACGATAGCGGTTAAGGCCCTCCCCGGATGCACCGGGGGCTTAAGAGAGGAGCTACACTGACCGTCTCCACGCCAAGGCCCGTAAGGGCACAGGAAAGGAGAAAAATCATGAGTTTCATTAAACTGTACACACGTGAAGGGCAGGAACGGTGCTCCGAGTGCGGAACCCGTTTCATCCCCGATTCTCTCCCGAATGGAGAGTGTATCACCCCACCGACCACCTGCCCCAGGGGCTGCAACCGCGGATCTTGGGTAGCTGCGGAATCCAATCAAGAGTTTTGCGCAGAAGTCTGGTTCCACGCATATTACCCCCTTGGAAAACTCGTCGATCCCAATTACAGGGGCGACACCTCTCTCCAAATCGTCCCAATTAGGTGGGAAGAGGTGGGGGTTGTAGTCCCCACCACCTGCCAACTCCTTGCCTGCGGGGAGGGGCCGGACATCTCCATGGCCCCTGGGATGTTCTGGTGGGTACGTCACGGGGAGGAACACCCCCACCTGGAGGAGGGAGACGGGCTCTACCGCCGGTTCTCCGGCCTACTTCCAGGGGACCCGGAGAGGGTCTGCCGGGCGGTTCCTGATAAGTAATCCTCGCCCTGGCGGGCTTACGCCTGCCGGGGCTTTTTTGAAAGGAGGAACACCATGAAATCATACGACTGTGCCGCATACAGAGGGGGGAGAATAATATCCCTGCATTATTCCCACAAGGCCGCTGAGAAAGCGGCCGGGGAAAAGGGGCAAGTGCTATACCCTGCCCTGGGAAACGGGAAACCTGAGTTTTATATCGACAAAAACGGGATAGAACATCAGGTTTTTCTCGCCCCAGATGAGACGGGGCACCGGTGCATCACCCTGAACGGATTGCTTGACCGGATTTACTAATAAACAGCCCCGCTTCGGCGGGGCCTGAAAGGAGGGATACCATGTCCAACGGATGCTCCCACTGCGGAGTCACCCCTGCGACACACCGAGACCCCCTCTCTGGGGACCCCCTCTGCCAAGTATGCCTGGAGACAATGCTCCGGCAGGAGTATTTCCACGACCTGGACCCCGAGGACAAGTCCAGGCTCCGCAGAAGAATTGAGGACCTCCTGCGGAAATCGCCGTGGCACCTCAACGCCACTGCCGCCCGGCTTGCAGTGTCCGGGCGGATCAAATGGGAGGATTTAATATGAAACTAACCTTGACCACAGACCATGCCACATCGTCTTACGGCATCCCGGTCTTTGTAGACCAGGACACCAACCAACCCCTCGATTACGCCCAGGGCGTCCGGCTTCTCCGGCGGTCCCTGGGCCTGTCAGTCCGGGACCTGGCCGGGCACTGCGGCGTGTCCCCCCGGACCGTAGAGGGATGGGAGCAAGGCAGGTTGCCATCTAAACCGGCGCTGCTGCTCATGTCCCGCCTATTGGATCGGGAAGCCGGATAATCAAACCCCAGTGGACAATAATGCCCACTGGGGTTTCAGCCCTACTCATCTTTCCAGAAAAATCTCCTGCAAATCTTATCCTTCTTCCTGATCTGCCGGTTGTTCAGCCGGCAATACCGCAGCCGGATACTACCATCAGGCTCAACAAACTCGCTGATAAAGGCACAATCTTTGCAAGTGGTCTTCATTGCCATCTGCCCCCTGGCCCGCATAACTTAATCTTCACCGTCCCACCTATCCTCCCACCGTTTAGGGGTCCACGGGTCGGGGCCTGCAATTATGATCCCCATGCCGATGCCAACAACTAATGCAAGTACCGCTATGCCAAGCCACCATATTATCATCATATCACCCTCCAAAATGTCAACACATTAAGGCAAATTC